TCCTGTCCCCGAAAAGCTTCTTGTCTCTGTGACTCCCAGTTGGACTCCTGTATTTTGTTTGGATCAGTCCCCTCAGGTAGACCCAGCATACGGGTCAGATACCGCCTAGTTGCATGTTCTAGTGCAGCCTCCCCTTGCCTTTTCGCCAACTCTTCTTGGCTCATTGCAAACTGTGCCATCCCTTGCATAGCCCCAACACCATTTGTGGGATTTGGCCTATACGGGTCAATTATACTCATTCCTCCTGAATCACTCATATTACCTAATAGTTTGTTGTTTGTCCATGTTGGTCATCAGATACCCAAGTGCACCGGCTAACCCCCCATTCTCATACCCCTGTGACATACGGACCAACCCATTCGGGTGGTTCACATCACCACCAACTAATCCGCCCCACTTACGATTGTCCACGTAAGGTGCTGGTTGCTGCTGGACTGCGCCACTCCTTGGTGTTGACCCAGGTTGGGGCGGCTGAGCAAAAGTGCCTTGGGCTGCATTTTGCTGTTGAAGGTTGATTGCACCAGTTGGCGGTAGCACACTGCCGTCGTTTATTGGGATACCGTCAGGACCTAGGGAGATGTCACTTAGCGGTTGCGGTGGTGTTTGTATTGACTGTTGCTGTGTTTGGAGTGCTGGACTGGCGGCACTCGCCGAACCTGAACCTTGCATCATGTTCATTAACCCGGACAGGTCTTGATTCCGGGCTTCCTGTCCGAGGAGTGCAACACTCTGTCCGGTGCCTTGCTTCATGTTTGACCCTGCAATAAGGGATGCGAATAGTGGTGGTAGTGGCATAATATTACTTTCCTAATTGTTTCCAAAGTGTAAACCAAGCTTGCTTAACAGGCCAAGCGACCCAGCCGAGTTTGTTCCGACCGTGTAACCACTCGCCGTAATACGTGAGCGGTTTAACAAGTAAATGATTGGTCAGCGTCCGGGCTATACTGCTAACCCTCATCGCTGGAACCAACCACTTACTTGTCAAAATATAACCCCTTCTGCGGGCAGAGCATTCCGGTGCAAACTTATCGCGGCACAACCGAACGGATTCTGGTAATGTCCCATTATAGGCTTCTAGGAAGATGAAACAACAGCTTTGCATACCAGCGCCAACACTGCTACTGGTTTGTGCGCCAGTCCCGCGTAGGTCGTTCTTCTCCGTCCCGTGCACTCGACTGGCTAGATTAGTAAACGCAGGTACAAGATCGGCATACATTTTAGCACGTTCACTTGCCAGACTGCCAGCAGACTGCTGATCCTGTAGTGAGTTGAAATACCCACCAAACCCAGTGTTGATACCATTCTGTGCAACTTGGCTCATCTGGCTTCGCTCCTGACTCAGTAGACCTGCCGCTTGCTGTTGGATACCTGCATCAGCTTGTCGATTCTTAGCCAACACGTCTTGGCGGTTTAGCCCAAGTTGACCAACAACGTCACTCATCATGTAACCCTGTGCGGCAGTTCCGCCACGAGTTGCCATTGGCCCACTCCGAGCCTGACCGATAGACCGCAGAACTTGATCGGTATATGCAGAGAAGGTATTATCCGCGTAGTCAGTGGTGTATGGATTAACCCCTGCTTGGGCTGTTAAGCTCGCCTGTCCGGGCACAGCCTTGTTCGGCAAGTTTGCACCAATCAGAGACTGCAAGGCACCTCGGTTCGGCAATTGGTCATACCCATTATCCATCCGAGCGTTCAACATTTTTTGAACCTTGTCTGAATTATGATCCCCGTCGTCGATCTTGCCGAACGCCTTGTTGAACTTGTTATGCTGCCCGTCTGTCAAGTCGCGCCAACTAGACGTTGCCACAGTTCCCTTACGTTCAAACTTGGTGTTTCCACCACCTACTGATCCTCCGGCACTCATAAGTTGTAATTAAATTGGATTCGGTTTCTACGCATTCCCAGTTTACCTTCAAACAGTCGGAACATGCCGCCAGTGAATCTGGAGTTAAAAGCTTTCAGCACCTCGTAGCCTTGCTGTGCCGCCAGCAGTTTCGCGGCGTCGAACAGTTGGATCACTAACGTCCCCGGATACGCTGGCTTGACATACAATGCCCACAGCAACAACTCCCGCTTGGTGGCAAATGCTGGTGTTTCATCGAAGGCCACGCCATACCCAACCGGGGTGAAGTCATCAAAGGCTACTAGTATTCCACTAGACGGTTGGGTGTTAAGCACCCCGACCAGTGTTCTGACAAACCCAGTTTCATCCACTTCAAACACCTTCTTCTTCTTGTTCATTGCATGGTAGCCTTCGATGAAGAGTGGCATCAGTATGGTGAGTTGCTCAATATCCGTAACTTCTTTGATTATAATCATTTATCTGGTCCGATTAAAGTTTGTGGTAAATCAATACGTTCACCCCATGCATTTAGTTCCGCATAGCCTAGCATCACCTCCGAGGTTTGCCCAATCGTCTGTGTACCGTCAAGTTGCAAGAACTGTCTCCCGCGGAAGTCGTTCCTACTTCCGTCCATGGTAATCTCACCATCCGCAACGTCAAGCGCTTTGCCGTTTAATGACAGCCCACCGTTGGGTAACAGTCCATCCCAATGCAATGAATCAACTAGTTCAAAACGAAATTTCAAAACCTTACCCGCTACAGTTTTGAAATCAACCTGCTTGCCGGGTAGTTCCTGTGTCCACAAACCGCAATCAACCCACTGACTAGGGTGGCTTACAAAGTCACGCCCACTCAACAGCACCCGCACACCCAGCCATGGGAAGTCTGTCCGCATGTCGAGCATGACCAGATCGCATCGTTTACTGAAGTGCAAATCCCCGTAGGTGATATCATCGCTTTCCAAATACGGTTGTGTCATCACAGCACATTGACTAATATCATCACCCGCTCTTGCCTCCCTACACACCACACCATCTGTCACCCACAGATTCTCCAATCCGTCGATTTGGTCTTTGCCAATAGTTGGCCCCGACTCGACAGGGCTTTGCCATGGCATACTGGTGTGGGAGAGGATACCGTCAGTTGAGTATTTTTGCCAATGCTTTTCGATGAAGTTGAAGGCCCAGGTGTTTGGACCGGACACCCAGCAGATTTCATTATTCCGCTGGTCAACGTAGGCCCAGGTTTCGGACAGTGGCCCACGTTGGGATATGAAGCGATTCCACACATCTTGTCCAATTGAGGCTAGGCCGGTTTCTGGAGACCAAGCATAGAAACTGTCGGTGCCGATGAAGAACTGGACTGTGTTGTGGACGACGAGAGCTCTTGGTGTTATGCAGCCAATACCGTGGACCTTTGCCACGATGGTGACAATGGAGGGTTTACCCACGTAGGATACTTCGTAAATGGCATTTGGGAAGTGGAGGTATAGTTTATCAGCTGCTCGGACTAGTCCCGTGGCGTTCTCTGTCTCCCACTCAATGATGCGGAAGTCGGCCTCGTTGTGTGGGTGTGGTGACCATTCAAATGGATTGTCTAAGTCGGTCCACCAGAGTGTGCGACCCTTGACTAGGAAGAGGTGGTTGAAGAATGATACCAACATGTCCGAGCGGTGATTCGGCTGGGAGACTGGTTCGCGGTTGTGGTGTTTGAAGGTTTGCTTAGTGTCGTTTGGACAGGAGACAAGATTGCCTTGGAGTTGGGAAAGGAGTTCGGCTGAGCTGGTTATGTAGGTTTCCCTACCTTGAGTTGTGTGGGTGAGCGGGGTGGGAGTTTTGAAGTGCTCAATGGTGATGAGCCAGGAGTCACCTGATTTTGCACCCACCGGTAGCATTACTTCCAAACCGTCACCGATAGATACGAATGCGTCAGTTGGGGTGCATAGGGCATTGGTATGCGCGTAAGTTGATAGGGTTCGGTTTATCATACGGTGTGGACCTGTTGGATGGTTACTGCTTGAGTTTGGAGTGCGGTGGTTTTTACCACGGTGAACTCAGTCAACCTACAGTCGTTTCGGGATACGACAATTCGGTACGTTCCGGTGTTTAGGTGCAGCCGAGACAGGCCGTTGGCATTTGCTATTTGGTCACCAACTTTTACAACACCATCATAGATGTCCACATCGGCAGCGCGAGCAGGCTGGAGGTATGGGTTGGTTACGGACCAAAAGGGGATGGTGGTGGAGGCACCAGGGACGGTGGATATTTCTGGGTGACCAATAGGTGACAAACCGTGCTCATGGTTTTGTACACAGGTGTAGCGAACACCGTTGTAGGACACTTGGTCACCTACGAAGTTTTTAGCATAATAGCAGTAGAGTGGGATGGGACCGGTTGGGCCTATTAGTTTCCAGTACTGCTCAGACTGTGGATGTTTCGTGTAGGAAGAGCCGATTACGGTGCTGGTTGTGGGGGGCTTTAGTAGGGCAATTTGAATACACTCGAAAATATACTGCTCAGTGGAGTCAAGTATTCGCTCACCAATTTGGTAAGCCACACCGCTGGGAGCGTAGTCATTATCCACCCAGTTGTATCTTTGCAACCTGCGCCAGAACTGGACGTTGCCAGCGTGGCAGAAAGTATTAGGAAACCCAGCTGTATTTTTCACACACTGGTAGACGTCTCCGGTGGTTGGGAATTCGGGTGTAGCGATGTTATGGTTTTGCCGAACAGTTTGACCAATTGTGTATTCTGTTCGTTCTAGTTCACTGGTGCCAAGCCAAGGTTGCACAGCAAAGGAGATGGTTAGTTCTAGTGGGTATGCACCATCAGTTACATCCTCACCAGCTTCAACCTCTTCGTCCAAGATTGGTGCTGCCCAGTCGTGGTCAGCGATTAGTCTGTTGTTCACCACAGTTACACGAATGCTTTTTGGCACACCACCGAGGTAGCTTCCACGGACTCGCAGGTTCTCAGACTGATCGTCAGTGTGTGTTTCACGGGTGACTCTAGCCCGCCACAGGTGCTGGGGTATCGTGCCATCCATACCGCGGAGCACCTTGGAGAAGCGTAAACCTATGGCGTAGATTAGCCCACCGACACCACGAATAATAGTGTGATACCCATCGGTGGTTTCTGATAGCTTAAACTTACGCGGCACCACCTTTGTTCGGTTTGAAGCACACCGGAAGTTCATCATGTCGGACCATTTTTCATCTGACTTGGATTGGCTGAGACCAGTGTGAATCTGCTCACGGGTTATGTTCTTGTTGGGCATACGGTTAGGCTATTTTAATGAACTGACCTTGGACGTAGACTTCACCGGTGGAGTCGGTGGAATCTGTAGGATAGCCGAAGTCGTGCGTATTTGTACTTGTTTGTATCCAGTGTTGCAGCGTGTATTCATCGGTGCCTGAAACTACAGTTAGTATGGTGTTAATAGTCGACACGGATGAAGCTGGCGTAGGGGTACCTGTGGTTGCTCTGCCGGCAACCACAGAAGATCCGAAAGCAACGTCGGTATAAACTGCGGGGATAATGTTTGGGTCCCGTTTTATTAACTTCGCCTGATTCACCCCGACGTTAAAAGCTGGGCAGTCAATTCGTACTAGGTACACACCCGGGATTAGTTTGAACGATGTTCCAAGGATTCCGGCAAAAATATCGTCAGCGTCTGTCACCTGAGTCATCACCCTAGTCACCCAGCCACCGGATGCTCCTTGCCCGCCACCCAAGCCCTTCGTCTGAGCACTCACCGTGGTGCAAGTTTTCCAACCATTAGTAACTTCAAACATATTGGTTGTGGAGTTATAGGCTAAGGCACCATCAGCTAGTGAAACAGCCTGCCAAGCGTCGTTAGCTTTGAATAGTAGACTATTGTTCGAACCACCAATCAGCTTGCTAAACGTCATAGTATCAATTGTCCTGTCCACCACTGCTTTATCTGCAATCGCCTGTGCGGTGACTGCTCGAATATTATCATCACTCACGTGAGAGGATAGGTAGCCACGGGTTATGTAACTGGCAAGTGCTGTGAGCGGGATAGTGTTGGTTTTGTAAGCTGCTGCTGGTATAGACTCGTCGGCGTATTTATCCTCTGTTACACTGTCAGTGGCCAGCTTACTGGCCGTCACCGCCAAGTCAGCAATCTTGGTGCTGGTAACCGCACCAAGACCTAGCTTAGTCGCAGTAACCGCGAGGTCCACCAACTGCCCTGTTCCTACCAAGTTTTCCTCCAACTTGGTAAACGCACCTGGACGCAACCTACCATCCGGGTGATGTGCCACCAGTAGTGCATTCTTCACCACCGCCTTCAACTGTCGAAATGCTAGCAGTAGCTCCGCCGGTGTCGCACCATCCAAAGGCTCTGCCACATCAAGGTCGTTTAAACCATTCTCGCTTTCGTAACTCATAATTCAATTTCTGTTTCTGTTGGTGAAATTAGGCTAGCATCCCAAGTCAACAAGCTATTCCAAGCATCTGCCACCATGGAGGTGTTCACTTGAAACCGCTCGTCCTCTTTGATGAAAAAGTTCAACTCCACAATTGCACGATACATGATGTAGTCGAAACCGTAGTCTAGTAAAAAATTAGTATCCTGTTCTTTGACCAAACGTGGCATCCACTTAACCGCGTAGAAAAACAAATCATACGGTTCGGCCAGCAAAGGCGTATGATAAACCTTTTGCCCATCATGTATAACCCGATTACCCGTGCAAGGGCAATGATTCTGTCTCCGCAGGGTGTCGTCGGCAATCTGACTGGTTCTGGACAAATACGGCACTGACTGATTATTCGCCAACCCCGGATCAACCAACCCAAAGGCTTTAATAATCTTCTTCAGCTTAACCGGTTCACCGTCCTCAAACGCTTGGTCAATGCGACCAGTTGGCGCACACCGGATGCTGACAACACCCTTATTCCACTCGAAGTCACATTTGCGCTGTGCGTAAATGATGGCATTGTTGATCGCGGTGTCGACGAAGTTTTGTGTCCCAGTGTTGAAAGTGGTGCCTATCCGTGACACACAGCCCAGAACCGTTTGCCGCATTTGAAAGAGGTCGCTCATACTAGTATGCGAAAAAACGGCAGTAACGCGAGGTTACTGCCGCTTGGACTAGTTGGGTTGCTTAGCTACGCTGACCCTTGCCACCGGGAGCGCCTGCTCCCATGGTGAGTTTCCCAGGGACATATTCTTTGACAGTGTTAGTGCCGATTAGCGAATCCTTGGAGGCGGTGTCGGTTTTACCACCCATGGTGCCTTGTGTCCCACCGGCAAGGGAAGGACTAATAGTACGGACGTCGGATTTCCTCATATCACTCATTGTTCTGTGTTCTATTGGTTTGTGGTTTAGGCAGCACCGGTGACACCAACCATATACATGTTGGCTTCCGGGAATTGGCATTCAAGACCAGCTTCGGTCAAAAACTCATCTTGACGGTAGTCGGCGTTGTTTGGTTGGATGTTCTTCTTGATGTCCGTGTCGCGACCTTGCATGTAGCGGTATTTGAAGTTTTGAACATCAAGGAACAGTGCGTTGTAGCGCATGAACGCGTTACGACTGAAGAGTGGGTGCGTCTTGTAGTAGATGGTGCCGAACGGGCAAACGTGTTTGACTACGGACATTCCGTAGGCATCAGCTTGTGGGATGTCGGCTTGGAACACCACCTTGGACTTGTATAGCTTGTTCAGTACGTTCAGGAAACCAGACCCACAGAATGCCATTTTCTCATTAGACACATTGTTTGTGTGGCGGAACAACTTTTCGAAGTAGTCATCCAAGGCCGATTCGGTAATATTACCATTGACATTGATGATCCGCTTATTGTCGTCGGAGTTGGCGGTGGAGGCAGATACTGGGTAGGTGCTTACAACACCAGCAACGGCGTTACCGGCACCAGCTTCCCAAAGTTTCAGGAAGAACATGATACCACCCATGGTGTAGGTTGGCAGACCGGAAGTAGTGTCGATGGACTTACTTGGATCACCAAAGAGGAACTGAAGTTCCATTTGAATCATGTGTCGCATGGAGGCTTTTTTAGCCTTGTCCTTGTAGGGTCCGGCTTCGTCAAACTTCGCGGAGGTGACCAATGCTGTGCCGGTGAAGCTCATTGGTGTACGGAAGATCTGGGAGTTATTACCTGTTCGGGTAGCAATGGTGTAGGAACCTTCACTTGAGCCGGTTTGGCCCTGCATGTTTGCATTGCCCAGCACCTGCACTTCCGTTGCGGCATCTGTTTGGTTATAAACGTTTAACACGTTTACAATGGTGTTGATTGGGACTACACGAATGTAGAAACCACCAGAGCTGGACGAGAACACACCGGAGCTGTTTGGTGCAATACGGAACTGACCATCAACGGTGGAACCGGTGACGTTAAGTCCTTTCATCTTGATGATGTCGTTTCCGCGAAATGGGTCCAGACTAGCCACGCGAAGCCAGTAGGCAGCGGAGGTGTTCGCAGTCCGATCAGCCGCGGTAGCTGCCATCGCAGAACCCAGGGAGCCTGAGCTGTCCGCATACCAAGCACCACTAGTCGTACCATTAACCACTGTAGTGGATACCAGTTCAGCCAGGCGATCTTCGTACCAAGAGAATTCCGGGTCATTCAAGACCTCGCCGTCAAGCATACTGAGGAGTCCCAGTAGCGGAGCAGCACCGTTAGGGTACTGGTAGAACACCGAGCGTCGGATGCTGGTGAAACGTTCGGAGGCAAAACTCTCCGTGCTTAGTAAGCCAAATAGGGCCATAATTTTAGTTTAGTTTGTTGTTGTATTGTTGGTTCAGCCGAACAGCCTTTGGGCTGTATTGACTTTGCCGCTATTACCCCCACCTGCACCTGCACCACCCTGCCCACCACTCGGCAGTGCTGCCATCCGGGGCTTACCCTGCTGGGTAACTCCTTGTGTCTGCACAGGTCCTCGCGTGTTCGGAGTGGCCGTCTGCCCGAGCTGTTGCAACTGCAACAAATAGGCTTTAGTATTCTGGGCTACTGCGTCAAATAGTTTCTCTGGGGTTGCGAACTTCTGCCCACTTCCCTGAAATTGTTTCAGCACTGCGTCAACCACTGGTTGTGCTGCTCGTAGGTCAGCGTGCTGGGAGTAGAATGCAGACTCCATTGCTGAGTGCTTCTGCTCGTCCGCATACTGCATGTATGGCTGCACTTGTTGCTGGAAGTTGGCCTGCAAGTCCTGCACTAACACGTGACTCATTGTCACAGCCTGACGCACCACATTCTGCATCATACCGTTGAGTGCTTTGATGGAATCTTCCTTACTCTCGGTGGCAAAGATCGCATCATAGTCCGCTTCAGACACATCATAAATATTCAGGTGCTTCTGCATTTCGGCCTGAGAGACCGGAGCGGAGGGGGTGACTGGTGCTTGCACCTGTGCTTTCTCGACCTCTTCAATAATTGGCGCTAACTTGATCGCAGGTTCGACAGGTACGACTGTTGTGACCTGTTCATCTGTGACGTGGACTGGCTCATCATGGGAGATTTGACCTTCTGTGGCGAGTTTGGTGAGTTGGTCAGTGTGGGAGGCAGTGTCCTCGGTGGTGGTGTCGTCATCTGGAGTGATGTCGTCAAACACTGGGTTAACCTCGTCAAAGAGGAATGCTGCAACTGCGGAGTGAGTCGGCTCGCTCGACGTGTCGGGAGCATCGGTGGTACTGTTTTCGTTATCCATTGGATTGTTTGTTTAGTGCTTCGGTGAGAGTGGTTCGGAGGTCGTCGGTGAGTTGAGCGAATTTGAGATAAGCTGGTGCGGCACCTATGGTTTGCTCCCTTTCCAATATTGCTGTTCGGTCCCGAACCTGGAAACCAGAGATGATGGATACTATAGCTTGGTCGGCGGTTTCCTGCAACACCCCGGACAGGTAGGAGAAGAATGGGTTGGTTTGGAACTCGTGGAGCTTAGCAGATAGTTCAAGCAAGGAGAGACTCGAAAGGACCGGATGGTGCTTGAACAGCTCCGTTGGTGGGGCTTCCTTGTATTCCGGGTTCAGTTCCTGTGGGATTTGTAGGTCCATGTTCTAGTTGTTGTTGGTGTTGTGCTGCGAGTTGGAGTTCTTGCATACGGACTTCGTCGATCTTGAACCGATCCGGATGTTTGATGCCTCGAAGTTCGAGCACTTCGGTGAAGAGTTTCTTCGGGTCGTAGCCGAGGACTTGGGTTAGGATGGGTAAACCTTGTGGGTTTTTCATCAAAGCCATTAGGGTGTTTTCGATAGTTTCTGCCTGAGCGAACTTGTCGGATGGGAGGATACCCTCGAAGACTTTGAAGTCGAAGTTACCTGCTAGATTAGTGCGGTTTACTTTGACCTTTGTTCGTCCGTCCTTCATAGTGAAAGAGGTGTATGCTTCCCAGTCCGGGAACTCGGTGCCCGAAACGGTTACGAAAGTGTCCTCGTCAAGCCCGTCACGGAGATTGGATAGAAGGTCTTTGCCAAGTGGTTTTAGGCAACCGTCGTAGATTAGCTTGATGACTGTTCGGAGACGGTTACCGGAAGCACTGGCGGTGTTTGAGATTTCACGGGCCGAGCGGCGACCGGAGTTGACCTGTCCCATACTATTGTCACTAATCGCAGTTGTCATGTAGACGAACTGCATTAGAGTTTGGACATCGGAGATGTGTCCTCGAGTTACGTCTGAGACGTTTAGTTGTTTAACGTAGCGGTCTACGCCGGTATTGGACGCACCTGGCTTGAGGCGGATGACTGGTTTGTGGTCACGAATGTCCTCGAACATCACACCAGCAGGATCAACGACCAACCGGTTGCTTATATGTTTGCGAACATTGGTGATGTGAGCGTTAACAAACCAGTCAATCACAGCCTGTAGATGGCCGACCATTTCTGCAATGGTCTCATTCACCAAAGATTGCTCATCCGGGGAGAATTGACCAAGACTGTAGGTGAAGTGATTGTGAACGTAACCGAGCGGTTCGGCGCGGATTACCCGAGAATCATTTGCATACTCAACAATCCATTTCTCCGGGTCGTTGGACGATCCGAGGGTGGTGCCGTCTGATAGTTTGAACTTGGAAGGTGTGATTTCCAACTGCACACTCGTTACAATCACTGTGGATTCAATCTGACCCTTGGCGGTGGTTGACTCCTGCCGGTAGTGACCAAAACGTTGGCCTTGCCGTTTGAGGTATTTGTCTCCGCTCAGTTTTTCAATGAACTTAACACCTGCATAGAGGCCGTCTTTCTCACCTTTACGAAGCTGGGTCATTGACATCTCGGTTTCACTACCACAGAACTCACCCTGTTGGAACTTGGATAGTGGGAAACGCGTGTCAGGGTAGAAGCAGAATGGACTTACAGATTCTAAGCGGTTCCCCATGTAGGCAACTTGTTCTTTCTTGACCTGCTTCATTTCTGGCACCCTTGGTGCTGGGTTGAAGAGCTGTCCAAGCAGTCGCATAGGCTGGAACCCACTGACTTGAACTTCCTCTTCAACCCAAACACTTTCGGTTTCCCTAACCCATGAGTGTTTGATAACACCCAAAGAGAATCTACCAATATTTAGTAGAAATTGATACAAAAGAGTTGTGAACTGGTTGGCTTCCAGATTCTGGTCCAACAAGGCTTCACCCAGTTTCGCTGCTCGGTGGTCTTCCTCCCCGGTACCTTCTAGCTCGAAAAAGTGTTCCCGCTGTTGGAGCAGTCCCATACCGAACGATACGAAGGTTTGAATCTGTGCGTAGGTTAAGGGGATTACAATCTTGGATGGTGCACCAGTTTTGCAAGCCTTCTTGTCTTCCTCGTCGGCGAAGCGTTCACCGCGGTATACTAGGTCGCTAGCCTCCCACCGGTCGTAGTATTTTGACATATCACTTCGTGACATATCAACCAACGCCTTACAGTGTTGTAGAAGTTGGGAGTGAAACGCTGTCTGCTTTTGTTGCGACAGCTCATTTTTGACTTTAGCTTCCATTACGTGGTGGTTACATGTTCGAATACCATCACCAACTGGTAGTTGGAACCTTCGATTGGTGCTGTGGTGCACAACACCCGAATCACCGTGCCAAAGACGGACAGTCCGGGGAGGACGCTCAGCACCGGACTCTCATCGTCCAGATTATTGATGTAGAAGATTTTGAGGTCATCGAGAGTGAAGGCAAAAGCGGCACCGGTTGAGTCGGTGGTGGGAAGAGTGACGGAAATGTTTGTCTCCCCGTCGACTAGTTGGACTGTGATCTTCTTAGTATGCTTTTGGTAAACATTGTAGGTTCTGGTAATACGAGCTAGTTCCACCCACAGGCCGGATGCGCCATTGAACCGGTAGGAGACTTCAAAATTCGTGTAGTATACAACATGCACTGCGAGGTTGGCCGGTGTGCTGGGTGCGCCGGTTAGTGGATTCGGGACAGTGTTGACACTTGGGGCGGCACTGCTCGACACACCGTGAGTTTTGGCCAAATACCCCATCAAGGCGTTTGCAAGTGCGGAGTCATTTTCCAACAGTTTATACAACTCTCGGTTGAATGGGCCGTCAGGCACACCCGGAACACTGGTGCCTAAGAACGGGTCACTGGTTAGGAGGAATTGGAGTGCTGGTCGGGGGAGGAAACCGGTTCCAATTCCGTCTGCTTGGTAGTTGTTCATGAGTTGTTAAGGGAACTTTAGGTTGGTGGTTGGTGGGTGGCAAGATGTTTGTTGGATAATTATCAAAGAGTGAGTGAACCGAATTGGTCATCGTCCATATCACCGGAGATGGACATTTCCTCCACAGGTGAGGTCATTTTATCAGCATCATAATAGTCTAGTCCGCGGAGACACAGCCTATACAGGCACTCCATCATGTGATCGTCCTTGTCTCGGGGCTTATTTGTCGGCGTCCCTTGTCGGTCGTCCCAAGCGTAGCGTCCTAACTCCCACAGGAAGGTGCGACACATAGGACTTACATACAGGAAGTCCGAGAGTTTCATTAAGCGTTTGACTTCCGGTATCCCCCGCACCAAATCCTTTGGTGCTTTCTCTAAACCGAACAGACCAAACTTTGCAAAGTCATCCGCCATCATAGACCTCGTCCGTTGGTCTTCAATCCAAGCCATGGGGTCCATGATTTTTGTCCACACATGTCGACCGGCAATTTTAGCTAAGATTAACTTAGCCAGCTCGTCAGTGGTGCAGGAGTGGAAGATCTCATCATACACGTAGGCTCGGCCGTGTGGACTCACCGCGATGAACAACACTGCGTGCGGAGTTCGCGGATGCGGGTCGATCGCGAAGTGAATGGTATAATCCCTCGGCGGGTCATTGAACGCGAGCCAACCGGGAGGCAGTTCGGACAGCACATGTCTATGCCGCTCGAACTCTTTGTAGATTACACCCGAAAGGTGTAGTGGTATCCCATGAATTCGGCACTGTTTCTCATCGTCGGTCAACGCGTTCAGGAAGTCCTCGATATCATCGGCCGATAGGTATGGGTTGTCGTAGATAGACCCGGTTATGGACCACTTAACCTTCCGACCGGATTCCGTAATCGTCTCAGTCATTTCTTTGGAGCTGTCATCGGGACCACCAAAGAACATATCATTAATCCAAGGTTGTTCGATTAGCGTGCAGGTGAACCAAGCTTTACCGCCCCGATCCGTTAACCCCCGCAATATCGCCTTCCAGTGTGCTTCCTCAATAGGTTCATCCACATGGCACCAATCATAGTCGGACGACTCACTACCCATAGGGTTATTCTTGAAAGCCGACCGGGTGTCGAAGTCAATCACACTCTCACCATACAAGCCCTTAATTCGTAGGTTAATAATCGTCCCCGAACTCCCCCGCTTCTGACCAACAATCAGGTCTTTTGGTATCTTCTTCCAAATCTTACCAACATGTCCCTTACTGCCATTCCCAGTGAAAATCTCATCCACCTTATCATCGTCGGCACATACTACAAGTCCTTTGGTGGCATGTTTGGGTATACCCAAATACCGCATAGGATCATCTTTGGACAGCCAGACCCGCTCACCCAGCGCAAATGCCAAGTCTTCCGAAACTCCCATATCACTCTTACCGAAGCGGTTCCCGCACCTACCCAAGCGGAAGCGAAACAGTGCGGCTTGATGGAATAAAGCCTGCTTACTATGCGGCTTGTAGAACATCAAACCAAAGGCTTTCGCCATTGCTAACTGTTTCTTCTTCAGCTCCAACCTACGACGCAGCAAGAATATGTCATCTTCTGGTTCTGGTTCTTGGTCATTGGTAATCATTGGCTCTGACTTGGCTAGGATTGGGTTGGCGGAAGTGGGCTTTCACACACCCCAGGTAGCATTACTGCCCCGAGTGTCGATGTGGACGAATGAGTTATAGAGACCGAGACCGCCTTTGAATTTACCCTGATCGCGCCATTGGTGGAGCAGGTCGAACACCTGGCGTGGCGATTTACCCGCTACGGCGATGTCCAGTGCGCGGAATTGCATGTGGTAACTTTTGGGAGCAGCATCACCGATTGCGCGGTTGTAGGCGGGCGAGCGGTAGCTGGACAAGAGGACGATTGGCTTACCTAAATAGGTGCGTAGCTCATCGACGATCTGGAGAGTCGGGATGATGTTTGCCCACATCTCTTGGGGTGGTTGGGAGTTCGTGACTCCCCGGCGGTGGACTTGGAAATATTCGGTGAACTCTGTGGCGGAGAAGTTTTTAACTCCAAGAGAGTCGAACCATTCGGCGAAGGTGTGGGTTTTCATAGGGTCGGGGGTGGATTGTTTTCGGTGAGCTTGAGGCCGAGGGATTCGATTTTCTGGTTCACACCGTTCGCCTCCTTGAAGGCTTTTATCGCGACTTGGCGGGTTTTGACGACTTCCTCGACTACGGTTTTGACGCGACGGTCTCCAGCGAGGCGGATGGACTCAAGTTGTGCGCTCGTGAGCTGGGCCAGCTGCTCACGGTCGAGCCGGTCTTGGGCGCGGTCGAGCCGGTCGTTGCGACGGCGTAGCTCGTCCACGATTACTTTGGTAAGGCCCCCGGCGACGAGGACGAGGTTGGTTACGACGAGGGTGATGGTGGAATCTGTCATGGGAGTCAGTTCGGGGTAATAGGCAGGCGATACATCCCGAACTGCCGCACGTCGAAGGTCGCGGCGTTGGCTTCGAGGTAGCAAATCATCTGAATTTGAGTCGTGCCTGCGGGGACGAGGAAATCCGGCGTAGTGAACAGCCCGGTGACTGGGTCGTAAACTCCCGTACCGTTGTTGTTAGGCTGGATCGCGTAGGAGTAGGATGCGGCACCGTTCCAGCAGTCGATATTTACTCTAAGTGAGCGGGCATCCCAGCCTGCCGAGACTCCCCGGATACGCATACTGCCCCGGATGGTCGTTCCGACCGTGAAGCCTGAGCCAAGGTAGATCGAGATTTGTGAGCCGGGATAACCTGAGCCGCCGGAAAGCGCGACCCGCTGCCATTTCGTGCCGTCACCGTCGGTCTGTGCGCTGTAAGCGGCTGACACTCCAGCGCCTAGCCCGTGGGACCATGGTGCAGGGCGGGTTGCGCCGGGAGTGAAGCTGACCGAGTTTAGCCACAGGGCGGAGGTGTGGCTAGGAATCAGCGACTCGGGCAAGTTCACGGTGTGGGGGAGTAGGACCGCTGCTAGTGCCTGGGAAATCGCCAGGGCAAATTTCCCACTCGGATGCACTCCGTCCCACAGGTAATCTGTGCTGACGAATCCATTCACATCCTTTCCCACGAGGGGGTGAGTTGGGATCAGAGTAACCCCCAGACTGGCGGCGATGGCTGGCAGCGCGGCGTTGACTTCCATCACCTTGTCGCGGTCGGAGGTGGTCCATGGCGCATACGCGGTGCCTAGTGGTAAGATGTCCAGCGCGATGACCGGCTTGTTCCGTGAACGAAACCACGTCCAGTATTCGGTGATTTGGGCGATTATGGTAGCGGCAGTCAGTCCCGCGAGGCCGTTGGTGCCACCTTCGAGGACGTAGCAATCCGCATTGGCGGCGTAGGCGTCATCCATCGGGCGGATGAACCCTGGACCGCCCGACCACGTTTGACCGTCTAACAATTGGCGCAGGGTCCAGCCGGAATAGCCGTGGTCCATGTCGTTTCCGTACATGTTATTTCTCGGAGCATTTACGATGCGCTCATTGAGCAAATGCCTGGTCCAGCCCGAATGCCCGCCCCCGGCATCGGCCATACGGAAGCTGTCAGCGGCTCCCCCCATGCTGTTTCCTGCATCGGTGATGGACGTGCCGAGGAAGCAGATTTTCCGGTATTGCGGGGTCGTGCCGTTGAGGAGTGGCTGAAGTGCAGTGTCCGCCTTTGCCCCTTGCGCGGTGGTGGCGTAGGTATTCGGTGCGACTGAGAACACCGAGCCTGTGAGAGTTAGGCCCGTCCCGGCGGTGTATGCCGTGCCTGAAGCCGCGATGCTGTAAGGACTCACCGCCGTGCCTGCGCCTGAGATGGTGACGTTTGCGCCTGCTGTGATTCGCCCGTTGATCGTCGTGACGGTGCCAGCTGTTAGGCTCGCCGCCGTGCCTGTGATACCCGTTCCCGCGCCGATGAATTGGCCCTGGTTGGTTTCGATATTGCCGCCCCCTACAGCCTGAATATGCGCGTTTAATCCGTAGGTTAGGATGGATGCGTTTAATCCGTAGGTTAGGATGGATGCGTCGGCCCCGTGAGTGCGGATGTAGGAGTACGTCCCAGAGGTGAAAATCGGCCCCACTGAATTTATATCACCCGTGAACGATGGTGAAGCAATCGGCGCTTTCTCCGCATTCAACTCATTGACCGCCGCCTGCACGTTAGTCGCCGCGATACTCCCCGATGGGGTGTTGGAAATATCCACCGCCCTACCACCACCTTGCGGCACCCAAAGCACAGGACTCACCCGCACGCACTCATAAGTGGTTATCACCCCGGAAATGGTAACCACACACAACTGCCCAAGCACCCCGGCTGTCCCGCTCGACCCACTAACCGGAGCACTCCCTCTTTCTATAACTTGTTTGATCATATTGTTAATCTACACTTTAAAACGCCGCATTCAAATTCTTCAACTCCACTTCGACAGCTTCGGTCTCCCGTGCTAGTGACGCCGCATCTTGCTCATACTTCGCAACACTGCTCTGTGGGAGTGCCACAACTTGTTGAACCGGTTTCCCAAGAAACCTATCAATCAGTGACTCAGCCGCCCGTAACTGCAACTGCAAAGGTGCCTTCAAATCATCCCTAATAGCAATGACCTTTTCAATGCTTGGCTTTAACTCCATTTCGAATTTTGCCCGAATTGCGTCCTTGCCACATTCGTCCATGTATTTGACAAGGTTGGTTTGGAACCAAGCTTGGCGGCGGATGGAGCATAGGTGGGCGTAGGAGTAGCGGGCACCGGTGCCGGAAACGGGGAGATTGGTGTTGGAGTCCCAAGCGCCACCTAGCTGGAGGAAGATTTCCTTGGTTGAGAGTCCCTGGGCGTAGAGGAAGACTAGAAAACGGTGCTCCGGTTGTTCGGTTTTTAGTAAGACAGGTGGCCGTGGGGAGTTGTGGAGGCACTGTTTATTTTCGTGCATTGCGTCATGGACTGGACCATCACGGGCTTCGTTGAACTCCCAGTTGGCTCTTATTCTGTTCGGGTCTTTTGGCACCCCTTTTACCCGCCCGATTCGCCCGTTTTGCCCCTGTTTGAGAATCGGGACAAACTCGGTTTGTGTGTCGCGGAGTTCTTCCTCGGCGCTTGGAGCGTGGACACGTTGGAGGACTTCGGTTAGAGGACTGGTTTCGGACATAGGTCAAACAGCCGTTTGGCCGTGAGGGTTGGGTTTTTGACGGTAACCGCACGGGTGAAAACACGTCGTGCACTGGGTTTTGCAACCGTGCGTTTTGGGGTGGTGTTTGGCATGGTGGGATTGTGCTGGGTGGTGGGGTGAAGGGCAAGGGGATTGTTGTTTAATTAAGCCTTTGGTGGGTGTTGGATTTCTGTTAGATATTCAATTTGGTGAAATTTGTAAGCAGGTACATAAATTAGGACAATCCGACCCAAAGGGAAGGGTACCCCTTTGCGAAGCCACAGCGGACAGGGAGGTGTTAGGGAAGTGTTAGCAACACCCTACGTAAGCGGCACGTAAGCGGCACGTTAGCGGCAGCTTGGCAAGGGCCGGGACACCTAGGGCAAGCGATACGTAAGCGGGGCACGGAGAGGGGAAGATGGGAAGCCCCGCTAAACGTGCTTGCTCCTAGGAGCAGCAAGGCGGCTGGCAAGGGGCAAGATGGGGAACGTATCCCGCCAAGCGCGGCTAGGCCCGCCTAGCCTATGCCACGGCGCAAGAAAGCCACGCCCTGCCAATATTGGCAGAACGTGGCAGAACGGGCTAGCCTAGCCTAGCCTCTATCCACATAACGCGCGACGAGCCGCTCTCGGTACATCGACGACGACGTCTCATTATCGCTCAATATTTCCCCCCCTGTCCCGACGTGGGAATCAATGTTATTCTTGTCCGCCAGATAGGGCTCTTCCCCATCCGCCGAAATATTTTCCCCGGTCGCTAGCATTTCCAGAATCGCCCTGAGGCGGGCCAATAGGTCCACCGCATCGAGCTCGTCTAGCTTATACATTTTGTCCGCAATGGTTAGCCAGATTTCATCGCCCTCCAGCGTTAGGCTCATTTCTCGTACGTCGCTCATTTTGTTTAATTGTTAGGTGTTAGTTTTACAATCCCTTATTGAGATACTTATTTGCCTTATTGCTCGTTTTCGCCTCTTCCTTGCGCTGGTACAGATGTTGTCGCAACGCCGAATTATTAGCTTTCGCCGCGCACGCTATCTGTATCCCCAGATCCTTCATGGCCGGGTCGGCAACGCCTTGCTCTTCGAGAATGAACAGATAGATCACAAGGTAATCCACCCCGCTTATCGTCTCCGTTTTATCGCATCCTAGGCTAGCCGCGATCCTAGCCGCGTCCCGCTCGTATTGGTCCTTCCCATAGATCACGCCCGGCGCTACAGCGGATTCGCTCATTGTATTTGCATCACTCATTGTATTTGCATCACTCATTGTATTGTTTGCCGCAAGATTGTTTCGGCGGGTGTGGCAGGATTGCTTTCCCTCGCCGTTTTCTTGCGACGCCGAAAGATTGGCATTTTTTTCGGACCTCACAAGCTTTATTTCGCCCTCCGCCAAAAATATTTTCCCAAGGTGTCCCCGCCATATTCCCGCCTCTCATATTCCCTTGCTGCCTTTCTTGCCGTTGCTGGCACCTAACACC